GAGCCTTGTTTTATCCTGAGCGGACATAAGGCCGTCAGAAGATGCCGTTGCTGTGGTCTTATCGGCTTTAGTCTCTTTAATCGCCGCAAGGTCACGCACAAGTTGATTGATGATGCTCCCCTCTGGTGGGTTTACAATCTCTCCATCAATCGCACGGGAGACGTTATACCTGTATACAGGAGACTTCCGCACAAAATCCGTACCAGAGTACACAACCTGCATTTCGCCGTATCCTTTGATGGATAACTCAACATCCGTCACGGTCATAAGCAGACGCATGTTTTCTCTGTCATCCGTAACGCTGACAGCATTATAAGCTTCGGTCTCTCCTCGCCTCAGGACTCGGACATCAAAGTGTCCTTCTCCGTCTGAAAGCCAATCCTCAGTGTAGGGAAAACTCAATACGGATACGCTGTCTTCTCCCTCGTAGCCTAACTCGATTATGCAATCAGGTCTTGCTTCAATGATCGTCATATTCCACCACCTTATGCCGGGGGAAGAGCCGTCAAGTCATTGAACGTTGCCCAGCCCACTTCACCATCAGGCTCACCATCTTCACCGCCGATATTCGCTCCTGCCGCGATCCGAATCCTCTGATACTCCCTGACCGCATCATCTGTCCGTGTTCCGAAATCACCGTCAAGTCTGTCTGAAGGATAAAGCCCACGAGCCGCAAGAATCTCCTGCACAAGCAGGACGTTCGTTCCAGAGTCCCCGATCTTACAGGGATGAAAAATCACTTTCTTCATGTCCACCTCAATTGAAATCGTATCGTCAACATTTGCTACCGCATCATAGTTGGGTCTTCCGAACCCGTTTACACGATTACTGCCGCCAACTTCCGCATAACTGTATTCATGTCTCGCTACCGAACCGCCGTTCGTGGTGAATCCGTCAAAATTCGAATTTCCTTCAATCGTCCCGAAGGTCTGACTGCCGTAATCTACCCACTCGACAATTCCTGTATGGCATATTCTCGACCGTCCCTCGGAAGAGACATATCCGTAGAAATAAACCACATCCCCGGGTTCAGGTTCTGTATACCATCTTCCTGCGTTCTTGAAATACTGCGCTCCTGTCGGCGTATAGGATGTCAGCACTCCGTTATCATCCGTATCGTAGATAAGCTTCTTTGCATCCTCGATACTTCCACCACAGGTAATTGCGAACATCGAACAAACGAACAGCTGACACCACTGCCAAGGCTTTATTCCGTATCCGCAAACGACTGAGAAGACCGTATAGTTCCCGTCACCGGCATCATCGAAGAAATCCATCAGGTCCGCAGATGCATGGTTCTTCTCTCGGTATCCGATCCATGCCCTAGCCTGCTCAATAACGTCCTGTGCCGTAATATTTGCCATCAGCCCACCTCAATGATCACGCCGTCAGGTTCAATGCTCTCCGACATCTTCGGGAGCCACAGATAATGCTGATTCACATATCTTGGTGTCCCATCAGGATTCACCCACGGCATATCAGGATACCTTACATACGGCTGAACATCTTCAAGCCATCTCCGTTTGTTTCCGAGATCGTATCTGTCTACGGTTCCGTCAGAGTGCAGGTGAAGGTCGTAGCATGTATGATTGACATGTACGGTTCCCTTATGCTGTGGGAAGCACCACTGACTGATTGTCGCATGTGTCCGTCTGATGTCTCCATCCTCTGTTACCCTGAATCCGAATGTCGGAAGGATCATGTCCAACTGGTCACAGTTCAGCGGCATATTCACCAATCCGAGAAGATATAAGGCTCTCAGCACCAGACCTGTGCAATCGATTATGCCGTCATCCCCGACCGGAAAGGACCTGTCAGTAGATCCGTATTCAAGTCTGTTGTCTCTTGCAAATTCATACGTCTGCCGTATGGCATCCGTGAATTGTTCCTCGTAAAGCATGTATTTTTCCTCTCAGGCGGCAAGAGAATGAACCTCGCCGCCCTTTATATGCCCTTCTAACGCCCTGTGGAGCCGAATCCGCCACGATTTGTGTTGCAGAGGTATTGCACCTCGTCTAAATCAATTTTGCCCTGTACGGGCTGAATACGGAACTGTGCGATCCTGTCGTATTTGTGAATCTCCGTATCCGTCACAGCAATTGCCGGGAATCTCCAGATGTCGCTGTCTCCGCAGTACGCATTATCAATGACTCCGACCGAATTTGCCTGAAGGATGTGATACCGCTTGTATGTACTCGACCTCGGAACGACCAGTGCTTCGTATCCGTCAGGAAGTTCTATCGACACTCCGAGAGATATCAGCCTGAAATCCCATGCTTTCATGACCACATCTTCCGCAGCCATCAGGTCGATCCACTCACCGGCATGAGCCTGAGACAGTTTGATTCCGTCATCGTGATACTTAACCCTGATCTTCATTCTCCACCTCGGCCTTAATGTGATTGTGCGTCCAGATCAGACACATCAGGTTCCAGACGAACGCTCTGTCGTGCGGTTCATCGTCCCATCCGTCAAGATACTTCATGTAGTGCCTGATCGCTGAATCGATGTAGCAGGACTCCGGCAGTCCTTTCTGCCAATTGTTCTCGCCGTACTTCTTGGCTCCGTCCTCAAAGTGCTTTGCGACTTCAAGCATCAGGTTCGGTACTGTCCGATCGGTCCGCTGTGCAAAGTACTTGACTGCACATGCCAGGTATCCGGGCTGTCCAGTCTCGATGTATCTCATGACCGCTGCAATAACAGTGTCTCCGTCAAGGACCATCGATAATGCATCAAGCGGCATCAGGTCGAATCGTCCTTTTCCCTCTGCAATATCCCGGACTGCTCCAGTATCAAATTCTCGTCTCAATCCTGAATCAAGTATCTCAGCCAATACCAAATATCCTTTCTGCGATTCGCCTTGCCGTCTCTGAGAGTGTCATTGCTACAGTTCGGTTTTCATTCAGCGCAGATTGTATCGATGCATCAAATCCGCTCCTGAAGTCCTCATCCGTCTTGTATGCTTCCACGAGTACCTTGGATGCCATAGTGATTGGCATTGTCGGATCCGTACTCAGCTTTGCCCATCTGGTGACCTTACTCCTTGCTTTCGGAGTCCTGACGTTATCCCACCAGTCATCCTTCACAGATTCTTCCGATACGCTCACATACTGGGATACATCCAATCCGTCAGGAGTCATGACCAGTAGATGATCGCTGACCTCGAACGGCACTCCCATGATGTACTCTGTATGCAGTTCTGGAATCTCCGTAGAATCATGCCACTCAATAGTTTCAAACATTCGCAAAAGCACCCCGTCCATTTATTGACGATATATATTAACAGATTCCGAAAGTTAAACAAGACCAGATTTCCGTAGAAAAGAAAAAGACAGTCATAGTCTGACTGCCCTTGTTTTCAGAAAAGTGCGTAACGTTACCGTAACGTTACAGTAACGTGACTTCTCTTATTCTTATTCTTATTCTATATATAATATATAGTCTTTATATCTTATCTAGACTATATATCTTATTAAGTCTTAGACCTTATAAAATATAATCCGTATATATAATATCCCTATATCTTATAAGTCTATATATAATATTATCTATTATTTTGAAATATATAATATTTATATATACTAGAATCAGCCCAAAATTCGTAACGTTACAGGGTTCCAAACAGCACTTTTACTGTACGGAATCAGTGCCAGATCCGTATGTAAGACATCCTGAGCAGATGATTTCTCTGTGTCGGATATGAATCTATAATCTTCTACGGAATAATATAATACAGTCTCTTAGAATATTATTCATAATCTCAGTAAGAGTAATAAATATATAATTATTATCCTAGTAAGTAATTGATGTATTGAATATTATTCATAAATCCTATGTATATATAATATTACTCTGTTTTTATTAAGAATAATTTTATAGTGAGTGATAATAATATCTAGTCTGTATATATAATACCCAGTAGGCGTTTTTATTAAAAAATTACTCGATAGATATTATCTAATACTGTTTTTATTAAAAATATAATTGATGGATATATTACTAAGGTGTTTTTATAAAAAAATAACTTGATGATTATATTCTAATACCGTTTTTATAAAAAAATAACTCGGGGGGTTCCTCCGCGCGGTCGGCTCAATCCTGTGAACCCCTACAACGGCGAAACATGGAACCGGGAAAAAGGATCCGTAAAAAGCAAGCTGCAGACACTGTACAGTGTGAGTATACGGACCTTGGAAAAATAGACCAGGACAAAAGCGGTCTTTCATCTATTCGTTAAACTAAAGTTTGTTGCATAGATGAAACGTCAGACTGCACAAAAATAGGGCTGAAAAACAGCCCTAAAAAGTAATAATATATAGTTTATGCAAAATCATGTATAATCAATGCATATATACATACGGATTATTGTATTTATACACTGTCTTCAGTACTTGTAATAGCTTTATATCTCTCCGCGATTGCATCTGCTTTATCCGCGGTAACAACGTGCTTTACCTCTTTTGTGCTGCCGGGTAGATTCCAAGAATAGAAATGATTGAGACGCGCTAAAGTACCAACTACAGGCCTTTTATTGGAGTCTAAAAACCCTTGCAAAGTCGCTTCTCTTTCCTCATACAGTTTTTTCAAAATTACGTCCTTATATTGTTTGGCTAAAGTAATATTATAATCACTATTATTATCTTCACTTGTATTATTATTATAATACATATTATCATTTATCCATCTATAGACTATTACAGTATCTACACAAAGTATTTTAGAATATCCCTGTATAGATATTTCTTTATCGGATATATAACACAAGTTAATATAATAATCACAGATGTCATTTAGAAATATATAGTCCTTAAAATCTATTATAGATTTATATCCAAACTCTTTTATATCTTTATACGGACGTTTAAACACTGTATTCCCTATGTGAATAAGCATACCAGTAAAAATATTTTGCGGTAAATCTTTTGTGTCTGAATATCCGTATTTGATCAAAAAATCCTCAATTGCAGCGTCTATTTTCGGCCTGTATTCTTCAAAATCCATTTAAAAACATCTCCTATTTTTCGCTATTTTTTCACGCTCTTTTATGCCATAAAATTACACTTTTTCCGGTACTAAAACAAGACAAAAAAAACCCTTGGAAGATATCCAAGGGTTAATTCGTTTTCGGATCGGATCGGATCCCTTAAATGACCTCGACCTCAATATTGAAATAATTATATGCTTTTCCGCTTTTTGTCCTGTATGACTTTTCAAAACCGGCCGCAAAATCGACTTTCCCGACTTTCCGTAAAATGCAATCTAAAGTGTCTGTTTTCTTTACGGAACCCCTAAAAATTGTTTCGTTGCTCTTAATCTCATATATACGGATCTTCATAAAATCACCTCATTTCCTTCATTTCGTTCCATGTCCAGTGAAGGACCTTTTCAACAAAACAGATTGAAAAATTCTGCTCTACTCTTTTCTGCATCCAAGCTACTAACCCGGATGCACCGCCGGCCGCGCGAATTTTCGTTTTCTGCAGCTTAAAGGTAAACTCAATATCTTCATCAACCCGGATAATTTTCTTTACGGACTCACCGCCTGTATAGTTTGCCGGGATCCTCTCAACAATCATTTTCCCATCAAGTGGAACAATTGACCAGTCCGCGACTTTCACGCGTTCATGTTCTCCAGTTTCATTGAATTCCAGTGTATATTCAGCATATTTAAACATTTTCTAACCCTCTTTTCTTTACGGATATATATTTCTATGTTTCCTGTCTGAAAGTGTCTGTAAAGGGCTTTAAAAGCCCTTTACAGGGTTTATTTGATTTACTTCAAAAGCTCATTCACGTATGTATCACTGTTCTTGTTATAGCAGCGGCCGCACGTTAAACAGTGACGCTTGCCACAATTGATAACGACCCCGGCCTTTTCCGCTTCTTCTATGCTTTCATATACTGTGAATACCTTATCAGCATACGGATAAAGCCTTTTTGCAAGCTGCACATTTAAAAACAGACTTGAAACAATGATTACTAAATTTTCGGGTTTATCATGTCCAGCGTCTAAAGCCGCTTTAATATATTTCGGGTTTTTAGTCCATAACGCGAAACGCGTTTCCGGGTTACGTTTACAAAAATTGAAGTAGTTAATCACTTGCTCTTTACTTGCAAGGTCCCCGAAACTTTCGAAACGAAAGAAGCGCACATTCAAGACGGGCCACAAATCGACGGGGATTATATAATCCCTTAAGATTGCTAAATTCAATGCAAGCGGCTGGATCATTGACGTTCTGCACTTTGTGAGACTGTAAGCGAAACAATGTTCGCAGATAGATCCTTTAATATGTGAATGTTCTTCACAGTGCGGATTATTTCCACAATAGGTGGAAAGTGAAATGATACCAGTCATTTTTCCCGTATGGTTTAAAGTAATATGAATTCCGCACATTGACTTTAATTCCTCATAGGAAAGCGGCCGCTCTTTCAGATCCATGTACTTTTCAGCCGCTGTGAAAGCGTCTGTATATCTTTCCTCTTTCAATGCCTTAATTGCAGCTTTCTTATAATCCGCTGCCTTGAAAACTTTCCCGACCTTCTTAATAACTTCTTTAGCCTTCATTTCGAAACCCTCTTTTCTATAGATATAAAGTGTATTGGTTAACTTCTTTTGTTGATTCTATGATAACTCTATAGAGTGAATATGTCAAGATAAATTTCACTCTTTAGAGTGATTTTTACAGAAATATTGTTTGCTGTTTTGCACTATGGTTTTATTGACTTCCAGTGAAGGCAGCGCGCTTTTTTCCGGTCTTCTTTCGGATCTTCTTATATGTTTCGATCTTCTATGCAATCCGGTCTTTTCCGGTCTTCCGATAGTTACCAGTGCGGCCGCCGGTACCGGCCCCTTGGATCTCCGGCCCCTTGTTTTTGTTCGGATCCGGTGCCCTGGACCCGTCAGCTTTTCGGGATCCCCGGGTGCCTGGACTTTCCCGGCTCTTTTAACCTGGTCTTCTTTTCGGATTCTTGACCGGCTTTTATATGCGCAAAAGAGCCTTTATATATGTGCGCGAAGTGCCCTATATAGTGCGCAAAAGTGCCCTATAGTGCCGTAACAAGCCCTATATTAAGCGCGAAAAGCCCTATTAAGGCGTGGATGCCCTATAGTGCGGAAAAGAGCCGTAAAAGCCTAAATTGCACTGTTTAAGCAGGTTATTTTGCGGGAAAAGTGCGAAATAGCCCCTTAAATCGCATAAAATCGGGTTTTAAGTTGCTTCAAGTTGCATTTTTTTGTGCAAGTCAATGGTTATGTGTTGGGTATTTATTGGGAAAAGATTGGGTATTTATTGGGAGTACAGACAGATATGATATTTACGGATATGTGCTTTGCGGAAATGTGCGCGGAAGTGCGGAAATGTATTGTACGGATCCGTATAAAAGCAAAGCAGGAAGACCAGATTTGCACTTTTGCAGTCAGACGTAATATTATGTATACTAGACAGAGAAAAAGCGTTATATAGGCACATAAGACCCCCCTGTCAATTTTGCGCAAGACCCCCGTGCCATTTTTTGGTACGGATTAGTGCGTAAAAATACGTACAAGACCCCCCTGTCAATTCTGAGAGGATAAAAATGTTAAGTTATTATAAGCAGAGAAAATTATTTGAATGGTATTTGGCAGATTGCCCACCGAAAAAACATCGAAAGCACAAAAAACATGTAATGCCGGATGTAGAGCCGACACCGGAGTTGATCAAAAAGAAGCTTGCGGATTATGAAAGATACTGCGGAAGATTGCAGTACATCCATAGTCAGACCGAAGAGGATATAGACGCTTACTTTTATGCTTATAAAGATATAGAGGTAGGTGTACAGTCAGATACGGATCTGCAAAAACTGATTTGTAATGCGTCCACCTACAAGCTGCAGACTCTCTGCTCCAAGCTTGCGGAAGTGCGGAAACCATACCCTGATAGCATACTTTTTGCAAAGGCATATCTCAACAACTGTAAGCACACACCTAAAAGAGGACGCGGAAGACCACGGAAACCACAGCCAATCAATCCGCAGCCGAAAAGACCGAGAGGAAGGCCGCGCAAACATTCGATTATCACAGATAATATCACACAAGACCCCCCTGTCATTTTTGATACGGATCCAATAAAAAAAGCCCCTGAGTAATCAGAGGCTTTTTACTATCATTTCCGCAAGATCTTTCTTATCCTGTTCGGTAACCGTATACTCGATTACGTCCTGGGGCTGACATCCAAGCAGGATGCAAATGTGATCGAGTGTCTTTAGTTCAATTACTGTTCTACCTTCACGGATTGCTCTCAGACTCTTCTGTGAGATCCACCCGGTCTTCTTAGCTGTCGTTGTATTAAATCCACGAGCCTTAAGTCTTTCATAGACATCATCTTTTATCTTAATCATAATAAGATCCCCCTGTGTTTTTTATTGACTAAATCCTTGACTAAATAGTATCTCAATTCAGATTTTTAGTCAATAAAAAAATATCTCCAGAGAAGGATAATTTGCTATTGACAATCACTCTGTGGAGTGATAATATATAATCAGTTCAAGGGAACAGAGAACAATAAAAAATCACTTCGAAAGGAGAAAATAATATGGTTATCAAGATGGCTAATCCGACTGTAAAAGAGATCCGCAAGGCAATGAGAAGCCTTAAAGATTTCTCGGATACCCTTCAGATCGAAGGTATCTGTCAGATCATGAAGACCGGGCACACAGGTTACGCATACGGACCGACACCGGAAAATGATGATAGCGATCCGCTCACAGACTATAGCGCATGGTGCTATGGATGGAAGGAAAAGTGGATTCTGGAAGACATTCAGAGGAGATCCGAAGAAATCGCATAAGAAGGGAGTGTAAATTATGTACGAACAGACAATCAATCAGCTTTCCAGACTTCAGTTTCTGGGAATCACCGATACTCCGGTAACAAAGATGTACCCGTTCATGGCTCTTGCTTGGTACATCGGATCAGGCAGAGCATCAACCGATTTCATCAAGGCTTTCAATGCTTTGGATGATCGGAAACTGAAAAGCCTTTATAAGGCTCTCCTGCCAATCGCAGGAAATTACAACAAGGCCGTACAGGTAACCAAGAAGCGGCTGAGAGTCCAGTAGCTAATCATCTACGGATTGAGCATCGGGCAAGACAATTTCTTGCTCCTTGCTGAACCTATAGAAGGTCAAAAAGCAGAAAGGAAAAGAACATGATGGAGTACAAGGGATTTGATATTGAATTCAATTTTTACGGATCCGGTGAGTACACCGTACAGTATGACGGAGATGATGTCTGGTTCGACACTATCGAGGAAGCGAAAGCCTTTATCGATCTGGTAGCATGATAAAGAATAACCGGGTGGGATCGCATAAGATCCCCCTGGCAAAATAAATTTCAACATAATACGGATAATGTATTGACATATTCCGTACAATGTGGTATCTTATAATCACAGCAAGAACATAAACCACCACAAATAATAAAGGGGGATCTAGAAATGAAGTACACAGTAAAGCATTATCATACAAAAAGTGTTGGAACAACATACGAGGATTCCAAGGTAAAGGAAGAGTACACAGGATATACAATCGAAGCCGGATCGTCCAAGGAAGCTGCAGTGATTGCGCATGGTCTTTACAATGGGTATACGCTCAAAGACCTTGAGCCGAATCCGACAAGTCCCTGCCGCACAATCCGGGAGCGCCTGGAAGATGAAGTCGCGTTCGATGGAAAGAATATAGATGGTGCAGCTGTCTATCATTACGACAGCATTGCCAATCACTGGATCACTGTCGAGGAAATCTGAACACAGGCCGACAGCATTCGCAAGGGAGAGGGTTAAAATCCTCTCCCGGAAAGAGAGGAAGAGAATGTTTGATGTATCGCTTGCAAACAAAGACTGTATTTTCGACTCGGGAAAGTTTGAAACCCTTGCTGAAGCCAAGGCATGGATCGATGCGCACGGACATGGATTTCGGGCAATGATTGATGGCCCCGGCATCCATCCGATGGAACCGAGAAGCAATTTCTACGTCCGAGAGGACGGAGTATACGAATATCAGGACGGCTGGGGAGAATGGAATTCGTTCGATCCGTTCAAATTCAACCAGTCTAAATATATTCAGGCTTACAACAAGGAGCATTACGCCCGGATTGAGATTAAGTGCAAGCCGGAGATTAAGGAGAAGCTGAAGGAAAGAGCGGATGCTGCAGGCATGACGCTTAACCAGTACATGATTAAGCGTGGTCTGGAAGATATGAAGACCCCCGTGTCCGAATAAGAGAGGAGAATATTATGAGTAATGTAAAAATGACTGAGCAGGAGTTTCTGGAATGGATGGCAAATGATTTCTTGATTGGCCGTGGAACACATGACGGCTTCAACAATTTCGAGAACGCGCTCGATTGGGTGAAGTTTCTCAAGGGTCATGATTTCGATGAACTGAAGGGCAAGACAGAGTCCGAAATGGAAGAGATGGCTCACAAGATCGTAGCCCTCTGTGACGAATGGATGAAGCCCTGAAGCCCTCAGAAGCCCATACAGGCAATTTAAAGCCCCTGCCGAATAAATCGGCAAGGGCTTATTTTTTATCGCTTATAGGCTCGATTAAGGGCAAATCCGGCTGAAATGCTTGCTCTGATAATGCGCTTATTACGGAGATAAGCTTTAGATGCGTTCGCGAGTGCAAGACGTTCCATTGCGGAATTGTAGCAGGTTTCGCATAGCATTCCGTGTTCTCTGGGCTTCTTACGGCACATTGTACAGGTTCCCGTAAGCAGACAGTCATCATAATTTAAAGATCCCCGTATGATTTTCCGCTCATAATTACGTCTGTCTTGTCTACGGATGCAGCCAACGCACATTGATTTTCCGCTTACGGCTTTGTTCTTAAGGCATACAATGCACGTACCGGCTTCTCTAGCGGCTTTCCTGCGCTTTTTAGTGTGTTTCCGTATAAGTTTACGTCTATGCTCTAATTGTTCGTCTGAGAGCCTTTCACGATATTCTGCGGATAGTTCAGCATCTCGTTCCAAGCATTGCCAACACTTCGTTTTTCCTTTTTCGGCTCTTCGTTTGCCGCATCTGGTACAGATCCGCAGGTCCTTATTCTCCGCGTACAGTTTCCTGTGATTACGATTCATCTTTGCTTTACAGGCAGGACACTTTGATTCCCCGATTTTTTCGACCGGCTTTCCGCAAGTAAGACATTTTCCTTCGGCCTTATATTTTTCTTTGTGACGGATCCTCTCTTGTCGTGCTTTTTCGGAACATGCTTTGCAGATATAGGATGTAGGATTGTCGTTAGGGGCCGCACATCTTACGCACAGCCCCTTGATTTTACGTTCAAGCCTTCTCTCCTGATTACGGGTCCGGGCTTGTCCTTTATCCTGCATGTCGTGTAGCCTTTCGCAAGGCCTTATCCCGGAAGTCGAGTCCTGACAGCAGACCTCTTGTCATATGATCGGATATCTCCTTAATCTCAGGGTACTTATCATACTTCTTAACGATCACTTCAGCCTTGTTGATAAGTTCCTGCCAGTACTCGTCCCTGTCTTCCGGTGTGCCGTAGTCTCTTAAGAGTGCGAAGAGTTCTCCCATAAACGCGAATCCAGGAGTCCCCTTAGACATGTCAAGCTTCATGGTCTTCACCTTCTTTCTCATTATCGGATCTCTGCTTCAGCGTTTCCGAAATCTCATTCAGGCTGAAGCTGATAGCCTTTAACTGGTCGAGGATTTTCCGTGCGATCACTTCTTCTTTGAAGTCCATTTCTTACTCTTCCTTTCGTTCCATATCTCGATTGCAAGTTCTTCCGTAAAGGAGCCTAAACGCAAATCCGTATAAAACAATCCACCACGGCAGGCATTGTCGTTGCAGACAACTGTATAAGCATCAACGGAATTATCGTCAGCATAGATTACTACATGTGCTTTATTGCCACAAAACGGACATCTCTTGATTTTCGTCTTTTTATCATGCATCACACACAAGACCCCCCTGTCATTATTTTTCTACGATCATCGGAACATCCGTACTGTAACTGCATGTATCATCGTCAAAGTTGATTGTGATATCCATCTTCTCCTTCAGAAGATCCGTAATGTCAGCCCACTCAATGGAGCCTTTACTGAGTGCTACGGCATATCTCATATAGGTCTCAGCAAACTTTACCAGACGCTTCTTTCCGAATCCGAAGTCTTCCCAGAGACTGATCATCGAAGCTGCAAGCATGGTCTTAATCACCGTCAGCTTGAAAGTGTCGATTTCCTTCTGGAACTCTGACCGCAGAACATTGATACGGATTCCGTAGCGATTTCTCCATCGGATCTCATCTCTTAAAGCCTTGACCGGATCCTTTCCTGCTTCCTGCGCTTTCGTTGCGATATTCAGTGCCAAGACCAGACCTTCATTTCTTCCCTGTCCGATAACATCAAATTTGCTCATCTTTTCTTTTCCTGTCTCCATTTCTCAAGAAATTCAATCTGTTCATCGTCCTCGTCTTCCGAATAATCCCAATCTGAAGGATTAAACAGAGCGGCTAAGATAACTACGGAACAGCTTATGAATGACAGTATTGCGAACACGAATAATACCTTAATGATCATGTAGACCCCCGTGCCGTTTCAAATTTCAAAGAGTAAGGGATGCGGCTTCAGCGAAAAATTTTCGCAGATTTCCGACCGATGTGTCATGCAGTGAGGGTTAAGTTTGCAGTGTCCGTATCTCCCATCATCTTCAGGTGTCCAGTGATCGCATTCCCGGCAGTAGTGGCCGTATCCGAAAGAGTCATGCAGTTCATTGGAAATCTCATTCAGATATTTTTCGATGCGATTCTCTCTGCCAATCTTTGTGAACCATTTCTCTTTGAACTTGTCTCTTGCTTCTCTCCACTGCCCTTCGCATGTATCCGATGAAAGATACAGTTCCCTTTCGTTGAAAAGGTATGCAAGGTCAGCTACCAGATCATCAAGTTCCACGTCTCCAAAATCTCCGACATGCCCGTAAAGACTGTTGTAGAAATAGTTAACTAAAACTTCCCACACCGAAAAGGTGTGTTGAACCTTGAAAACTCAATAATACAGACAATTAAAAAGGCACAGAGCCCATGCCCTTGGTATAATTGAATTGTCCAGAAACAAATACACCGTAAGGAGGTTTCTATGCCTAATTCAATTCTACCACAGGAACAGGACGGACACGATCTTTTTAATGCGATTTCTTCCTTTTTCAGCAAATTTAAGATTGGGAAGCTGCTCCGCAAATGCAATGCTCAAAAGGAGAAAGGTGTCCCTGTCCTGGACATCTTCAAGTATAAGCTCTGTAACGTCTTCGCCGATCGCAGCATGTATATGCAGCAGAAGACCGGCTCCTTTAGGGAAGCGTTCTCAAAGAACACTTACTACCGGTTCTTAAACAATCCCAGGATCAACTGGCTCCGGTTCACAACCATGCTGTCAAAGGCAGTTGCTGATACGGTCGAACCATTAACAGAGGATGACCGGATCAATGCTTTTGTTGTTGACGACAGCCTGTTTGAACGGACGAGCTGTAAGATGACGGAACTCGGATCCAGGGTGTTTGATCATGTTTCCATGCGCTTTCGCAAAGGCTTCCGTCTAATGGCTCTGGGGTGGACCGACGGCAATACATTCCTGCCGATTAACAGCTGCCTTCTGGCCTCTTCGAAGGAATCGAACCTCATTGGTCCGGTAAAGAGTTGTGACGGCCGTTCACTTGCTGCCAGACGCAGGACGCTCGCGCAGATGAAGGGAACCGACGTCATGATCGAGCTCCTGAAAACAGCTCAGAAAGCCGGTCATCAGGCTGATTATGTGTTGTTCGACACATGGTTTTCCAGTCCCGCACAGCTGATTGCTGTCAAAGACCTTGGTCTGGATAGCATTGCCATGATCAAAAAGAGTTCCCGCGTCTACTATGAATACGAAGGCCGGAAGCTCTCCATAAACAAGATTTACGGCACTTGCAAGAAGCGCCGTGGCCGCAGCAAGTATCTTCTCTCCGTCAATGTCATGGTTGGGAAGGATAACAAAATCCCGGCAAAGATCGTCTGCGTCCGGAACAAGAAGAAAAAGAAGGACTGGATAGCATTCATCTGCACGGACACAACCCTATCGGAAGAAGAGATCATACGTATATATGGGAAAAGATGGCAGATCGAGATTTTCTTCAAGACCTGCAAATCTTACCTCCAGCTGATCTCAGAATGCCACAGCCTGTCCTATGATGCCCTTACGGCTCACGTAGCGGTCGTGTTCACGAGATATCTCATGATCGCTTTGGAGCAGCGGCGGAATGAGGATGACCGAAGTCTTGGAGAAATCTTTTTCTTCTTTACAGACGAGCTAGCGGACATCACTTTCGGAGAATCTTTTGGGATCATCATGACAGCAATGATGGACAGTATCTGCGCCATCTTCCAGCCAACAGAGGAACAAATGGAGCTTTTTATCGAGATGTTCATGGGGCGTCTGCCTGAATATCTGCGTAGATCACTTGCCAGGACAGTCCTGGCGGCATGAAACCTATCTGACTGCCTGTATTATTGAGTTTTCAAGGGACAAATCCCATTTTTGCTATGGGAAGTTTTAGTAGTTAAGACTTCCACCGCTCATCAACTCATCTCCCCTGTAAAATCGGCGTACCGCAGAAGCTTAAGCTTTTCGATGTTCTTCTTTGCATACTCTTCCATGCTGTCGAGTTCTGAAAGTTCCTTCGTGACGCACATCCTGTTAATCTCGCCCTGTATGGTATCGGCAAGTATCATCATTCTTTTTCTTTCATCGCGTGTCATCAATCTGCATCCCCCCTCTCCTCTTCTTCGCTCTCCCAGTACGTTCTGTTCTTACAATTTTCTCTGTCAGGATGTGAGCAATAAATCTGTTCGTCTCTCCTGTACCATCTGCACCCGATACAATAAACGCACGGCATCATATCAGGCATCACCTTCTTTCTTGTACGGATCAGGAAGGGGCTGTTTCATGTAATTCGACTGCTTATTCTTATACTGTTCGCTCATCGGAATCCATCTACAATTTGATGGCTCATAATTTCCGTTTACGTCTATTCTGTCAATCGTCAAATCATCCGAATAGCCATTCGCTAAAGCCCAGTCTATAAACGCTTTTGGATTATTCTTCCACTCGTTGCATACCGTAATTCCTCTTTTTCCGTACGCATTGTAGTGAATATCCTTCTCCCTATAACATCGTCCAATCATGCCCTTATAGCATCCGTAAAGGCGTGTTCCAGTCATTCCGTGAGTAATATTATTTTTCGACATCTCAGCCAAATGCTTTTTTGCAAGGCATCCGCATGAGTGATCACTTCTCTTCCTCGTCAATGTGTCAGATGACATTTCACAGTAATTACCGCAGTCACACTTGCAGTACCATACTGCGTACCTGCGTCCATGTTTATTTTTATTTGTGAACCCGTGCTGTTCAACGACAGTAAGTTTTCCAAACTTCTGTCCTACTAAATCTTTTACCTCGCCAATCATGTTATTCTCCTTTGTAGCTTGCAGGAAGTGGCATCCATGCAAGCACTTTATCTTCCTGTATAACGCCGAAACCCGTATCTCTCCACTGGATTTTTCTGCTTCTTAGGTCTGCCATTCTGACAGCAATAGCGACACTCCATTTGTAACCCGATATCATTGTTGGTTTTTTGCTAATAAGCACATACTCCTCATTTTCTGGCAATCTCTCACTGCATGGAATCCAGTGAGTTTCCGGCTGTACGGCAGGAAGGCTCTCTAAGGTATCCTGTATTTCATAAAGCATCCTTGTATCGTACCCGCTGTGGTCTCCACCGTACTTTCTCGTCTTTTCTGAGAGACCAAATGCATCAATCGCCGCCTGTCTGCTGATGGTATCATCGCAAGGAATAAGGCTATCATAACTCCCACTGTCATCTGCAAGCTGTTCTCTTAACCCACTCTCATACATCTCACGGTCATGATTCTGCATCCATCCAGTTGATTGCAAATGTTCTATTGCCTGTTCATCTGTGATTTCTGGCTGCGCGGATGGCAACCGCTGTACAATCTCCCGCAGGCTCGTCATATTACGGATGGTCTGGCTCACTGCCGAAAGCCTTTCATACTCGTCAATCGCTTCGATCGCCGCCTGTCGGGAAATCAAATCATTTTCGTGAGCGCACGAAGATGTATTCTGTGCGGATGGCAACATAGACAATACATATTTTACTGCGCTTCCTCTGATGCATTTGTCACCATCTGCCGTTGTTGCAATATGCCCTATCGTATCTACTGCATCGATCGCCGCTTTTCGGAAAATTAAATCCGAATCAGAAACATTCTGTGCAGATTCATCGGCTCGTTCGACCTTTTTGCTGACATCAGCAGCATGGTCAGTGTCTCTCATATTCCAAGCTTTTGCGGCATGGTTCCACACTTTAAACTGTGCCTTAGATATATCTTTCCGAGAAGCATCAGCCGTTACAAATTCAAAAAACTTTTCGGTTTTTACATGGCAGTGTGTGCATTCAACGAACCCGTATATAGCGATGAAATCTTTCCCTGATATCAGCTTCGCTTCACTACCACAGAATGGACAAGGCTCCAAGTGAATATCTTCTATACCAAATGGTTTAATCTCCGTCATTCTTCACTCTCCCGTTCCATAACTCTATAGCCTTTTCTTTCAGCTCCTTGACGTATCTCACCTGGTTCTGATCGTAACCCCCAAAAACGAGTACAGCGGTCACCAGACTCCCTCTTGCTTCGCATCTTCCGCAGATGACCTGTGCACCTGTCTGGATTATCTTATTCCCATCCACGTTTCTGCCAAGATAACGAATTTCTCTCACCGAGACATGGCCATTCCCACCGCAAAACGGGCACGGCTTCGGTTCCGGTTTATTCATCTTTCTCCGTCTCCTTTATACAACTCAACGTCTCGAACTTCTTTTTCGTTCTGAAGTCCGTAATTAAATCGTGCTTATCGCATGTTGCCATTCCCCACTCGGAAGGACTTTTATATTCGCACTCTATATGGAAATGCGGACAATCCTTACACAGTTTCATTCGTCCATCCCCCATTCGTTCCATACGCAATCGTCACAAGCACTCACCCACTCGCCATTCTCATCCATGTAGTAATCATCTCCGTAGCCGGTGCATTCGTAGCAACGATCATCTTCATCCATTCCCAGAACCTTCTTTCTCCTCAAATTCCTTCAGCATCCGTTCAACAAACTGCCGGTCATTCATCTTCAGGCTCTTCACAAATTCCGCATAGGCATTGTCCCTTGCGCTTGTATCCTGCCTGATTGCCATCAGCTGAATCATATTCTGAACAGCCCTCACTACTTCACAGATTGCGATAATCCAAATTGCTAATTTCATGCGCTCTCCTTTTCTTCTTTAAGTCTCCTCTGTACAGTCCGTACTGATACGCCGAGAATGTCTGCGATCTGCTTATTGGAAAGTCCCTTATCCTTCGCTTCCGAAATAAGAATTTCTTTCCTTTCCTCTGCGACATCTTCAGGCAGTGCCTTTACAAGTTCTTCGTTCGCTTCCCTGAGAATCAGGACGATATTATTTAATTCTTTAATCCTGTCTTGCAGAATCGATTCCGCATAATCAACAGCTCTTTTCTTTTCGGATTCCATCTCCTCAAGTCTCTTGCGAAGTCTCTCGTTCTCATCCTCAGTTTCTTTGTAAATTGCAAGCCCAATCTCCAGTGTACGGATCCGTTGCTTCATCCTCGATGTAGCTTTCTCAGCAGCTTCATAACCGCCGAAGTAACAGATCTTCCAAGCTTCCATGTCCGCTCTTGTCCGAGGTATTGCTCCGATTACTGCACCCATTGCAAGCATATGTTTCCGACCAGTTGTCTGCCAAATTTCCCCGGCTCTTCTGTGATCCGTAGAATTCAAAAGTTCGGATACTTCATCGGACATTTCCACGTTCTGTTTGATAAGCCATCGTTTGTTGACAGCTGGTCTCATAGCATACAGAGTCATGAGAACGAAAAGTGCGGACACAAGAGCCATCTGCCAATGCAAATCCCAGACGGTTATGGTTATAAGTGTTATCGTTACGGATGCAATCAGCCTTGTTGGCTTGGCAAGTTCTGCACCAACTGCGAGGAAAGGATCCGCAACTAAGATATAAATTAACAAGAGGGAAATGACAGTAGCATGTACCTGTATCGGATATCTCATTACGGATACATACAGTTCCGCTCCCAGGATTCCGATAAGTCCTGCCACTCTAAGCCCTGCGTGCTGCTCATTTACGGCGTTTGCGGCACTTGTAAGGTGCCAATCTAGCGACAAATCACTGGTAATTGGCCTGTTTGTCGCAGGATTAAAGGACCTTGTCACCCCCGTGTCACCCCCTTCGGAAGGCTCTGTCACCCCCCTTGTCACCCCCTGTGTCACCCCTCTCTTACGCAAAAATCGGTCGAAACGCATCCTGAATCATCCCCCACCTTCTTCAAAATACTCGCGCAAAGTTTCCAGAAGATCGCTTAAAGATTCGATGTCTTTCATCTCGCAGACAAGTCCTACGCACTCGTCCTGAAGCTTCCTTCTGAGGTCTGCAACAGTGTCACAGACCCCATAATCTTTCTCATCATCCGATGTCAGAAAGTCTATCAGCCCATCGAACAACATCAGATACCGCCCGTAGTGTTAGCAATGTTACGGATCTTATCGCTCACGATGTTCAGCGCATCAGCCAGAATGTTGTAATCCGAATAACTGTAACCGGAGATCGCCTTGTTGATGCTGTCTGTCATAGTAGCCAGTGCATCCTCACGGATACTCTGTGCGGATGTCCAGTCACCCGATGTAATCTTCTGCATGATTTCTGCTGTGTAGTTCCTTACCTTTGCCATCTTCTTACTCTCCCTTTCTTTATGTGAAATAGTTAATCCGTAGCAATTGATCTATAGGCCAGACAGTCTTTCTTGAAGGCTTCCGTCTTGGCATATCCGCACGGAAACATCTCCGGGCAGAACCCTCTATAGACGCATTCCCTGACCATGCAGGACGCCAACTCAGGTTCAACTTCTGCCGCTTTATCTTTGACTTCCTGCCATGCTTTTCTGGTCTCGGAAGCTGCACAGTTGCACAGACGTTTTCGGCTGATATTGATAAGTGCCTGTGCGTCCGCAGTGCATTCCAGATTGACCGGAGCATCCTGTCTCAGAGAGTTTCTATCAGTGCCTGTCCGATCCGTCCTCTGTGTTGACTGCCAGAACTCGATGCCGACTTTGTGTCTCACGAAATGGACGCTTACCCAGTACGGAAGATTGACCCAACGCCATGTAAAAGTGAGCTTCCGTATCGGAGAATGTTCAGCAAGAATCAGCTTCTTTTTCCATTTCGGATCGGGATACTTTCCGGTACTCTTTCCGACCGTTGTCATGGTCGCATCTTTGACTTCCTGCCAATTGTCGGTGTGAATGAATTTATCGATCATGTCTGTTTCTCCTTTTCTTTTGACCAATGCCGACACCACCACGACATTACATCTGTATAGCTAAGATAATGGTTATCAACGACACAATAACAACGTGTGTATAGTGTCTCATCATCTCTTTCTCTGATGCAGTGTTGGCAGTTGCAACAGACCTTGTCGTTCTCAGCGCTCATGGTGCCGTCTCCTCCTCATCTTATTCAGCACCAGTGCCATATAAAGTGTGGCAAGCGTCTGCATAATCATGCAGATAGGCATGACTCCGTAGAAAAACTTAATCCATGCGCTCACGCTTCATCTCCCTTCTCGACCATTGCACGGTCGTATCCTCTCTTGTATCCCTTGCAGTAAAGGGAATCCATCGTGTAGTCCTTTACGTACCAGACGATGCCCATGACTGCTGTCCCTACAACGAATCCAATTGCTCCGATCATCTATTATCCCCTCTCAAGTTTTCGCCCACACTCCGGGCAGTAGTTCAATTCGTATCCAAGCCCTCTGTATCGGAACTGTACAGTTCTGCCACTCTTCCGCTTGCCCTTCTTCTGGTAGTAACTTCTCTTTACGATCGCTACGGAATACTCAGTGATGTACTTTCCGTACCTCTTAAGTTCGTCATCCGTAGACCATGACCTTGAGATCTCATCTACCTGACGGTTTTCTTTCATGGCTTCGCAGAATTTACAGGTACTTGCTTCTTCCATCAGTTACACTTTCCTGCTGCCAATCCGAGGACAAAACCAACGCAAAATGCAAGAATTGCCATGATTAAGACTTCGCTCATTTTTACTCTCCCTTCGCTCTTGTGTTCCAAAATTCAGTTGCTTCTTTCCGACTGTCAAAGTACTGGGAAATCCGAGTACTACAGTCAGGACACTCGACACCATACGTTGTCTCAAAACAGTGGAAACGATGCACAACAACAGTTGCTTTCTTTGAGCCGCAGAATGGACACGGCTTCAATCCTTCCTCATTCACTGTTCCTTCTCCTTTCTATCTCTTCCCTGATTGTCTGCTCCCACTGAATCCAGCCGGGTTTGTCGATGCTCTCATCTCCGTACAGTCCCATACGTCTCTGGAAATCCGAATCTTCCAACATGATGTTCAGGTCTTTATCGGATATTTCCTTCAGGTTCGGTCTGACGATTCCCCTGATCAAATCAGGCATGTAAGACATCCGTCCATGACAGTATCGGATAGCGCAGATAGCAAGCAGTTCGAAGTCTTTCTGTGAGAGTTTAATATCCTTACTCAATGCACATCACCACCTTACCTTTCTTTAATAATGTTGCAGGAATATCAATAAGTCTCTGATTTGAGGATCCACGGAATTTCAGCGAGATATCTTTCCTGCCGAGGACGAATTCTCCGTCAACGAGGACATCAATGTATCCGAGCATTTCGTCCGTAACATCACATCTTGCTTTGCCGTCCTTTGCGAGGATATCCGTCTCCAGTGTGTAGCCTGTATAGCACCAGACTGTTTTCCACGGAAACTTCCTGCTGACCTGTCTCAGGAACGGAACCAATGCCATCTGATTCTCAGGCTCAAAAGGCTCACCGCCGAGGATCGTCAATCCGTGTACGTAGTA